GACCTGCTCCAGGCTCATCTGGCCGCCGTGCTGCGCGGCCAAAAAAATAGCCTTACCTAATTTTTTTTTGCCAGGTCTTTCAGGGCCGCCGTCACCACGTCTTCCACTTCGCGGCTGTCAACTAGGCCCAACGCCCTAAACCCGTCTTCGCTAATCTCTGGCTCAAACGGCCAATCCGTTACCACGCGCGCCACCAATGTCGCCGTGTCATCCAACGACAGGCGCACTCCTGGCGTGTTGCCCATAATCTCCGCAAACTCGCCCCGCGTAAGGCGGTTCAGATCAATCTCAATGCGCTCTGACATCTATCCTCCCAATGTTTGTCTTTTAGCCTACGGATATGTGTCTTCCGTCGGCCCGTCAGCATCGTTGTATTCAAATTCCACGCTAATCACCACAAGATCCGCATAGGGGTTTTTCCGCGCGCGCTTCTTTATGGTAACGGTCACCCTGGTTCTGGGATCACCTGATGCCGTCCCCTCTCTGCCTATCTCCAACGTGCCGGAGGTGTCGGGCGCTACATTTGCCCATTGCGCCGTTCCGGCCCCGCCATCCTGCTCCAGATATTCCCAACTGCCCACCCCATCTCTCAGAGTGCTCACCTTGGTCCGCCAGGCATCAGAACCGGCGCTGGCGTCAATCAGTTCCACGCTTTCGTCTATATCAACATTGCGATAATCGGTGGAGTAGACCACGCCATTAAACGCCAGGTACGTGTTTTGTCCGGTGTATTCAGCCATTATTCAATCCTCCAAAAATATAATCTGTGTCATCTGCGTAATCTGCGGATAACTATTTTGCTATCCGGGCGCGATAAATTCCACCCGCGTGATAATACCGGTTACCCTCCGGCGTGGCCTCCACCAGCCGGATCTCGCCCTCCCTGGCCAGCCAAAAATTGGTCCAGCCGCTCACCGTCAGCGCCGTTCCTAAGTGCAGTTCTGTGTCCACTGCCGCATCGATTGTGCCGGCGTCGGTCAGGCCGTCCGCGCTGATCGCCTTGATGGTGTACAACATATTCTTGGCCCGGTGCGGCGATTTGTTCTCATCCCCACCGCCCTGGTACTGAAACACAATCAGCGGGTAGGCTGCCCCAGGGGGCGCCTGCTGGTTGTAAATCGAGTCCGTGCCGGCCAATAAACTGGTGATACTGGTTCCACCGGTCAACCGGCTGTACAGGGCCGCTTCAAACTCATTCACTGATCAGTTCCTTCCAGGCGCTTTCCAACCCCTGCCGCACCGCCTCAACCGCCGGGGTCATAAAAGGCGTGGCGCTGTGGCGGGTGGTGCCGTATTCCTGGTGTACGCCGTACTCTACGCCGTCACTTACTTCTCGCGTCAACTCCGCCGGCGCGCTCACGGTGATACTGTTTTTCAACGCACTCGTGTCCACCGGCGCCCGCATTTTTGCCCCGGCATCCACCTCAAACGCCGCCTTATCCAAAATCAGCGCCCCATTCCGCCGAACCTCATCCGGTAGGCCGTCCAATCGCTTCATATCCAGTTTGATAGAGATATTTCCGGCCATATTCCTAAAAACCTGCGTCAATCGGCGAAATCTGCGGATAAAGACTCTGTGAGAGCCATTCTCCTGCGCCAAACTTCCCATTTACGGCAACTAATCCACTCTAATCAGGAAAACGCGCCTCAGCACGCGGAAATTGTGAGCGTCCTGCGTCGCCACCACCTGATAGGTGTCTGTGTCAATCAACACTTGATCCCCGGCTTGAATATCCTGATCCCAATGCAGTCTCAACACCCAGCGCGCTATACTCACCCATTGCTCCGCCTCCTCCGGGCGTCCCCTGACATAAGCCGTGTAATACAATCGGCAGGCCACATCCGTGTACAGCGTCTCCCAATCCGGCGTCACGCTCCCCACGCTATCCACCGTATTCCCCGCCCGCTGAATGGTACAGGTATCGGGCAGCGTCAGCGTCTCCGCATCGCTCCGCATCTGATTCAATTCGGCGTTACTCACTGCAACGGTCATCACACATCCAAAATCACAAATCCAAAATCGTAAATCCTACGACCAGGGATGATACTCTCCAAACCACATCCCATTCCCGTGATAGGCCATCCCCGGCAAACGCCGCACCCGCACAATACTGCTCACCTTCACATTGCGATACACCCGCCGCTCGTCACCGCGCATCACAGTCACCACGCCGCGCACGCTGTCCAGCTTGATGTACGTTTTAGCTGACATCTCCGCGCACCATTGTGGCCACCATCGGCCTGGCCAGCCGGTCATAATGCGCCGCCATCCTGCCGCAATGCTCAAACCACTGGCTCCGGCTCATCTTCGCCCCGTCGGCGCTAAAATCATACAACGCGGCCTTGTTCCCCTGCACGCGCCGCCATACATCAGCCGCCGCGCCGTGCAGGTCATAACTGCGCCCGGTCAGGTAGACGGCCGTGCCCGCCTGGTCGCCGCTGAATTGCACGTGCCCGCCCACATAATTGGCCGTCCAATCCGCCGTGCTGCGATTCAGGCCGGTGCTATCCTCCAGCACAAAAACCGCTGTCCCGCCGTCGGTCTCCTCAAAATCGTGGTGGGCGCTGTAAAAATCGTAATACTCCGCCGAGCCGCTGGCGTACATCGGTCTACTCTCCAGCTTCTCGCGCCGCACCTCCAGCCGGTGCGCGTCCAGAATATCTTGCAGGTCGTTATCGCTCAGGGTGTCGGCGCTCAAATCGCCGGTCATTGACCGCAGTCTGGTGATCAGGTTTGCCAATCCACTTCTAGCCACGTTTCAACTCCTCCGCCGGAATCCCGGCCACGGTCACGCCTGGGGGTACATCGCGCAGCACCACCGCGCCCATTCCCACTATCGCGCCCTCGCCAACCGTCACCCCCTCGCGGATGCTGGCATTGGTGCCTATTAGCACGCTGTCTTTTATCCTCACCCCGCCACTTATATTCACCCCGGGGTTTATCTGGCAATAGCGGCCAATGCGCGCATCGTGGCCAATGGTGCAATTCAGGTTGATGTAACTGTGCGCCCCCACCGTAATGTTCACCGTTCCTCGGCAGCCGGGCGCAACTACCGCGCCTTTATCCAGCTTCCAACTCCCCCCGTCGCCAAAATCCCAGCCCGAATAGTTGACCAGCCAGTCAAACTTCTCGGCCAGCGCCCGCTTCAGCCCCGGATCGCCCACACCCACAATACAATTCGCGCCAGCGGGCAGGCTCCTCTCATCGCGCTGGCCAACCAACTGCGCCTCCATCTGGGCGTATACGTGGCAGTAATGCGCCAGCTCTCTGGCCAGGGCGCCATCCCCCAAAATGTGTACTATAGCGGCCACGGGTGATATACCTCCGTCAGCGGATCAACCACAATCCGCCCTTCGCGCTCGCGTATGGCCTGGCATAGCCCCACAATGGCCCGGTAGTCAAAGCGCGCAAAATTATAAATGTAGTCCGCTTTCACCAACAGGCAGCTCCCGGCGCTGCTCACCTCAAACAAAAACCGGTAAGTGTTCAGGTACGCATTGCGCTCGATCTGCCTGAAGCGCGTGCCGTTCAAATTCCTAAAACCCCAGATGTCATAAAACACCGGCTTGTGCGCCTGTATCTCCACCCAGATCATCGGCGCCACCGCATCGGCGTTATGGCGGACCAACCGCTTCAACAGGTCAGGCTCCCAAATCAAATCGCTCTCCAGCCACAGCACATAGTCCACCTGCAAATTCTCGGCCACAAAGTCCAGGGCCGTGTTCCCCACCACACTCAGCGCCTTAAACCGCTCCGGGCTTTCTATCGATGGGAAACGCGGCGTTTTTGTGTCTCGCTTCAGCAGGTGCAGGCGCGTGTCTGTCCAGCCTCTCAGCATTGCCAGGGTCTCATCCTCACTGTCCCCCTCCACGGCCACAATCTGCACGCTGTCCCGAGGATAGTCCAACATTTCAATCTGTTGGATATATCTGGGCAGCTTGCCCGCGTGATCGCGGAAGATCGAGCAAATTGCTACGCTAGGCCAATTCATCGCTCACCTGCTCTAACCACGGCCTCCAGTGCTCATCGATCAACACCTGCCAATCGTATTGCGCCGCAAAGGTCACCGCCTGCTGGTGTAGCTTCTGGTCGTCCCGCACTGAATACGCCCATTCTAGGCCGTCCACAAAGGCGTTGATGTCCGGCACGCCTACCCACCCGCCCAGGGGGGTATACATCATCTGAACCGGATCCAGGCTCAACCCCGCCGTG